TTTTGTTATATTTTTATATCTGAATATGTCGTAATCTCCTGTACCTTTTCCTACATCTAAGTCATTAAGGATAGATGCTTCAAGCTTATCGACTATGTTAATTGCTCTTAAATGTTGAGGAATTAATAAATGATTAGAAATATGTGAGTAGTGGCATTTATGTTTAGTCGGTTGAACATAATCATCTAGATTATCGAACAAGGATGCAATTTTATAAAAGTTTTCTGGATTAGATACAAATACATGGTCACACATATCGTTTCCTTCTTTATTAAATGGTAAGTACTCTGTATGTGTTGGATGATATGCTACGTGTATTTTCTCTGTATTAAATTTAGTGAAGTCAATTTCCCTATTCCAACATGTATCCATTCTACAATTAACAACCAAGTCATACTGTACTCCAGTTTTCTGTATCATTTCACTTAAACTCTTTACTCCATACCATCTAGAGTAATGAGCCTGTGATCGTATATCGTCTGGTATGCAAGAAGGTATTCTAAAGTTTTTCTGCTCTGTGTAACAAGAAGCTTTAGGAGAATAAGCACTGTTAAAAGCCTCTTCTAGTTCTGGCTGCCAGCTGTATATAAAAAAATCTACATCATTATTCTGCTTAATAAAACTGTTAACAGTATTACTAGTATAGTTAACAATCAACGGTGCTACTTCTTGGTCACGTAGTTGAAAATTCTTACCTGATAGTCCTCCTATTAATCCGTTAATTGTATATGCTATTTTCATTACCGGTATTTACTTTACATTACTCAGTAGTACGTTCTTAACAGATTCCATAGAGTATAGCTCATTTACTCTAACCCATGCTGATTCAATCAATGAAGTTAAGTAACTACGATCATCTAGGCATTTACTTATTTGCTGTTCTAATACTGAAAAATCATTGGTTGCTGTAGATGGGAATAAGCTATAATACGGATCAGTATTTCCTCCAACATTAACTACGCCTAATGTTGCACATTGACAGGTTTGCTGTACACTAAAAATATATGGATCTAAATTAATATGGAATAGACTTTCTCTCCAAGCTAATATAAAATCTCTCCATTGATTAATATTATCATTTGTAGTAACTGCTGACACTATTGATATGTTATATTTATTGCTGATATATTTTGTAAACTCTGCTGTTTGACCTCTTCTATGATGTACATGGTGAGTGTATTCAAATAATTGTATCTTTTTACTTTGACAGAAAAAGTTATCATATAAATAATTAACATCAACTGGTTGAGGTAGGTAGAAGAATTCTTTTGTAGGATTACCTATTGCTTTGAATAGTGCGCTAGGGTCTTGAGTTAAGAATGGTAGTGCTATCTTATCACAGCTATTTAAAAATTCTATCCTCGTCTCTCCCAGTTCTTTGATAGTGCCTATAACTATGGCATTCTTATACTTACTTCTTAATCTACGTAAACTATCTGCCCAGTTATCTAATTGCAAAGCAGCTATAATAATATCTAGATTCAAGTCAGGGAGTGGAGACTCGTCTATCCTTATAAAGTATCCATCTCCTAGTAACTTAGGATATGCCCAGAATCCAATATTACATTCATTGTATATAGAATGTGGAAATCTGTATATTTCGTCAGAGGTTAGTTGGTAACTCTTACTGTCAACTATCTTAAAAGATTCTGTTCGTGTATTATCTACAACTAAGGCTAGATTCATCTTTGTATTGTTTTAGTCATTAGTAAATTTATTACAGTATCATTGTTATGTCTTTTAATAGTACCTTCTTCTGATATAATATTAAATCCAATGTACTCGTATAATAGAATGGCATGGGTGTTACTGCTTAGTACGTTTAAGTGAAAAGTATCAATTCCATACTTAGTCAGTTCTTCGATTACAGTATTATATGTCTTTAAGGCTATCCCTTTACCTCTATGGTCTTGATGTAAGTCCATTCCTACGTAACATGAATTTGAAGTTATGTTAGTTAATCTAAAATAACCTATGAGTTCAGTATCACAAAGAACACTTAAGTAGTGAGGTAGTGTATTCAAATACCACCTTACAGTTTCATCTAAACTATAACTTTTACTATCATGTATAAAATCCAAACACTGGTCTCTAACTACCTTAACATCGCTAAGGTCACTTAGTACCATTGGTCTGATTATTATATTATCTAGTTTTTTAAATATCATTACAAGGTAGGATAATGTATCTTTTTTAAATGTGCAGGTATAAGTTCTTTACTATCAAATAATTCATATGACTTAGTATTTGGCATATAACCTAAAACCTTAACAGGCTTATTTGCTACATTAAACCTCTCATTAAAGAATGTATACCCTACACAGTATTCAGTATTTACACTTGATAAAAAGTTAGAAACTTCAGATTGATTACGTAGAAATGATATCCAATTTTCGTCACTTTGATATTCAATTGGATTAAGCTTCATTGATTCAACTATGTATTCAAGTATTTCAAGAGCTGAATGTTTTACAAAGACTGATCCAGTATTCCATTCAGGTGTATTAACGTATATACAGGCTGCGACCTCTCCTGGGAATGTTGGAAAGTCAAAATGATTTACTTGCCAATTATCTTGATCATGAAACCAAAAATCATCATTTAGTATGCCTAGTTTCATTAACTCTAACATACCGTACCATTTATTATTGAAGATATTAAATTCACAAATATCTGATAAATGATGTGACTTTACACCTTTATATTCAAAATCAAAATTTGTACCTAATATAATATCATCTGGATGCCATCCGTAATGTAATGAGTTGTCAATTTGTGCTTGAAATAGTTTAGATAGCTCTTCATCAGCATGGCGCCGTTTACTGTCTACAATATTGTATATCATCACATTTTTCATAAGCTATCGTATTATTATTTATTTTTAATTTTCACTAACAGCTCTACCTACCATATCCTTCCAGTCTGCTTCCGGCCTTACTTCTAAGTTAGTCTTCCAACCTGCCTCTAATGTATTCATCGGTATTCCATACTCTCTTCCTAGAGTAATTAAAGCATTTACATCTTTAGGAAAGCAAGTACCGCCGTACCCTAATTTACCGTCTGGACCTGGTACATGAAGATGGCTGTCTCCTATTCGTCCATCTGCTGCAAATCCATATAAAGCATCTTCCCATTTAGCTCCTAATACATCTGAGAGTCTTTTAAACTCATTCATGATAGATACTTTTGTAGCAAAGAAAGTATTATTCATATACTTAATAAGTTCTGCTGTTGTAGAGTCTGTATGTATAAAATGTTTATTCATAAATCTCTGTTCAAATAAATCCTGTACTCTGTCTGTTAGCTTTTTATCTCCTCCAAAGATAATTCTTGCCTGAGTCATCATATCTAGTTTAGCTGTTCTTTCTGTTAAGAACTCAGGACTAAATATAATATCTAAGTTAGAATATTTCTCTATTAGTTTAGAGGTTGTTCCAGGAAGTATTGTTGATTTAATAATATAAACTGGACCTGGTTTAACTGAGGTGAATACTTTTTCTATGTAGGTGATGTCTTGTGATCCATCTTTTCTCATTGGGGTTGGTACACAAACAAATACGAAATCTGTATCTAATGTTTCCTCCAATGTATGAGTGGCTTTCATTGGATCGATATCGTAAATTCTTATTTCAGCTGTTGGTGAAAAAGCAAACGCTTGACTCTCTCCAACAAAGCCATTTCCTATGATACCTACTTTATAATGTGTCATAATAATTATTTTGTTTTTCTTGTCGTTGAATTGTCTTTGGATGGTATAAAGCCCATTCCTCTTCTGGTGGAAGCATTCCATGGATCTTAAATCCTTCTAATACCTCATGTACTTTATTAACCCATTTAATGTGAGGGGCATTCTTATAGATTCTCATTTGCCAATCGGCCCAATTCACCCATCCTTTTTCATTTACATTCCATCCCCACTTCTGTATATGCTCTTGAGTTAAACCCTCTACAGTATTTACTCTAGGAACTCTAACCATATCAACATCGTTAGTCTTCAGCATTTCAGGTAGGTTTTCAATTAAATTGATATGTGGAATCTCATCAGCATCTATCTGAAAGATATAATCTCCTGTACAGTGTGATGTCAGTAAATTTTTCCAATCGGCAAAGTGTCCTTTAAAAAAATCACTTCTTAATTGTACTTGTGTTTTAATTGTATCTAGGTAGTTGAGTACTTCTTGAGTGCCTCCACTTTGGTCGTATAGTATTACTATCTCGTCTTCTCTTCGTTTGTTGGAAAGGAGGAAGTTGACTAGTCTTTTCACTTCCTCCAATTCATTACAAACTGTTATTGCATAACTTATTTTCATCTTATTAAGATATGAAATTTATTCTGCAGAAGCAACTTCTATATCAAAAAAGTCAATACGGTCTAATGCTTCCATAAAATCTTTTTGATTAAAGTACTGGATGTTTTTCATATCCATCTTATGGGTTTGTTCTTCTGGGAATTTGTCTTTCTCTTCTGCTAGGATTTCTACAGACTGTACTGCAGCCCATCTCCAATTTTCTTTGGATGTTCCATCTAAGAATACCATTCCTTTATTTGGAAGAGTAACTGTTGCTGGAAACCATACTTTATTGTCTGCTCCTGTGAACATAAGATCTTTAAAGAGTTCCGGAGATGTTTCTAATGTTTCAGTTAATAGTTTACTGTTTACTTCCATTAGAGTACTAGTGGTAAATCCGCAACCAAAGCAGAAGCTTGTTGTTACTTCTTCACTAACCTGCTGTTCATAGCAAGCATTTCCTCCACAACGTGGACAATCTATCATCTTTTCCATTACTATAGTTTTTGTAATTTTGGTAGTTCTACTTTTTTAAGTTGTGGTAACTCTATCTGCCTAGCTTGGGGTGCTCCTACCTTCTTAAGTTGCGGTAGTTTTAACTGCATCTGTTTAGGGAACTCAGGAATAGACTGTGTAAGAATGGTATTTAACGTATCTCTCATACTTTCATATGAAAACTGTGTTCTACTCTTATGGCCCTGTCTCTTAGCTAAAGTTTTCCACTTTTCGTAATTATCATAAACATCTTTATAGGCTCTTCCTACTTCAATTGGATCAACACTAAACCATGAACTCTCTCTCAAGATCATTTTATCAACTGATGCTGAAGGATGTACTTGTGTTAGATTTCCTCCTATGTACTTAACAAATTCTCTATCTAAGAAGTCAATGTGTCCTGACCAGGCTGATGTTATAATTGGCTTATTTACTAAACTAAATTCTAATAACGGTCTTCCAAATCCTTCCCCTTTGGTAAGGGAAACCATTGCTTTTATTTTACCGTGATTGTATAATTCGTTTACCTCAGCATCTGTCATCTCTCCATGAAGTACATATATGTTTGGTAAATCTCCTTTTACTGTTTTTCTTATTATATCAATCTTATCCAGTACAGCTTCTCTATCCATAATAGATGTCCCTGAACCTGCTTGTACTTTTAATACTAAGGCTGGTCTTTTTACTTTAGGCTTATTCTTAAACGTTTCTAAGAAAGATTTAATTGTATATCCAATATTCTTTCTATCCTCTCCTACTGCTCCCGGTAACCAATGTCCTACTGTTAGGAAACAGAATTGTTCATCAATCTCATCTAGATCTAATTTAACTGGAAGAGCTAAGGGTGTATATTTTCTTATATCAGCTCCTTCAAATAAAACCTCTACTCTACTCTTTAAGCTTATCTCCCCTATTACTTGTTTATTACTATCTTGTTTAGTAAATTTACTTTCTTGAAACACTTTCTTAGCGTGCTCAGAAGATACTATTACTAAGTCCATATTATTACATCCTTCAATCCATGAAGCATCGCAAATGGTGGTTTCAATTCCTGCTGTTACTCCAATGTTATATTTACCAACCTTTTGGAATTCATTCGGTACAGTAATTTGAATCCAGACATCTGGCTGTTGGTTCAATCCTGTAACTATTCTAGATGCTAGAGATTCGTTTTGATGATCTTTTAAATATCCAAATCTTGTATTGCCCCATCTCTGAGACATTATTCTTACTTCGTATTTATCTAGGTCAATAATTGATTGTACGAAATCTCTTGCTCTTGCTCCGTATCCTGAGTAGGTGTCAATTGGGCAACTTACTACTAATGTGGGTTTGCTCATAACTAGTATATTAATTTATGTGTGATATATTTTTTTGGTCTGTCAGCTACTTTATATAGGTCGTATCTTGATCTTGGTACAAACTTTTCAAATGTTTCATCCATTGCTTCAATAATGTTTTCACACATCTGTCTTGCTGACATTCCTGATTCGTCTGATGTTACCCATTCCCTAGCTAATAAACCTCTTCTTGTTCTTTCTTCTTTACCCATGTTATAGACTTCTAATAAAGCATTAGCTACGTCTTCTGGTTTACATCTATCATCAAAGATATAAGGAGTTGGAACTGAGCCAACCATTGAAATGTTTGAAGGAAATACAGGGATTGCCCACTCTCCACACTCCTTATATGTTCCTCTATGATTTGAAGGGAAGTCTGGGGTGAGGTCAATCCACTTACCATTTTCATCTGTAAATCTCATTTGATCTTGCATACCTCCTGTTACGTTGGCAATAATCATTTTACCTGCCATCATAGTTTCAGTTAGAGATAATCCCCATCCTTCATTTGAAGTGATAAGCATTCCTACGTCTGCTATATTATAAAGTAAGTTCATTTGTGCAGTATCTAATCTCTCTTGTGAGAAGAATACATTTACATAACTGTCATCACAAATTGCTTCTCTTACTGCATTAAGGTCTGTACCATTTTCATCTACAGCTTGTGTGTGCATTACTAAGGCACATTTCTTAGCTTTCTCCTCTCCAATTAAATCACAGAACATTCTATAAGATAGAATTACGTCTCCTGGAGATTTTCTTCTAATGTTTCTAGAGTTGAAGAATGCTACGAATTCAATGTCTTTTCCTTGAAATAAGTCTTTCTTAAATTCACCTAACACTTCTAATTGTTCTACTGAGGTCATAGGAAAGAAATACTTTTCATTTATTCCATGAGGAATGTATTTAATAATTTTATCTTTAGCTTTTTCTCCTAAAACTATTTCATTAATATTTTTAGTTTGTTTTGAGATTGCCATTAGTAAATCACATGACTCGTAGTACGGTTTGTTGTAAAGCGGTGCTGGATAATCATCCCAAATGTTTAGGTAGTAGATTGGAATTGAATTTCTAATCTCTCTTTCGATTTCAAATAACCAAGTCCAGTATCTTGGATCTGTAAAAATGAAAATTGCATCTGGCTGTTCCTGGCTAATTAGTCCTCTAATCTGCATTGCATCTCCGTAACCGTTATTAGGAAGTACTTTTACATCCGAATCTTCTAACCCTGCTATTTTATTTACCTCTGCTGAGATATCAAAACCTTTTCCTGCTTCAGGATGATTAAGAGCCGCTCCTAGATTAATCCAATTAAAGTGTTGAGATGTTCCAATAACAATCTCTCTGGCCATAGTTGCGATACCGGAATGCATCCTAATATCATCGCATAACAGAAGAATCTTTTTACGATCCTCTTTCTTAACATAACGAAATTTTTCTTTCATGTAACTATTTTAATTTAATATTTGTTTGTGTGTGAAGCTTTTGTTTAAAGCTATCTTCTGTAAGATATAAAAAAATTGCTCTGTCTACAAGCTTTTGTAGAGAAAATTTATGCCTTACGCATTGTTCTTTGAATTCCTGTAGAAGATCCTCTTCTACTTTAACTGATGTTAATTTTTTGCTAGTGTTAATCATTTCTATAGTTTATAATTTATATACATATATAAATATACCCTTATCCTAAAACACCTGCATGACAGTGCTCTGTTCCTTTAAACTCGCAAAACATACAGTTTGATCTTGAAGGAGTCTTATCATACTCTTTATCAATATACTGACCATGACTATCAAAGGCATCGTTAATAAATTTTGTAAGAGCAGTTGTTGCTTGACCTCTTTTGATCTTTCCTGAAGGAGGTACAAACTCTTGAACTCTTCTTCCCATTGCGGCAAATTCTGGATCTTTAGGAACTTTTCTCTTTACAATAAAGTATTTTACATCTACCTTATCGACATCTATGTCAAATTGTCTTGCCAGGAATTATTTATAAAGAAGTAACTGTGCTAGCTTTTTATCGTCTTTCTTTGCCCAATCATTCCATCCTGAGGTTGATGTTTTGATATCTAGAATAATATATTTGTCATCTTGGTCGTCATATAGAACAATATCGATATATCCTTTAAAGAATACATTCTCGGCTATTTTATGTATAAGAGGAATTTCTACTCCAACAAGCTTGTAGTACTTGGTACCGAAGTAAACAGAGCGTTTCTTACGAACGTACTCTAGAATTTCAATACCATCATTATGAAACTCAGATAACTCTTGAGAGGTAGAGAAATGTTTCCCATACTTTTCTTTCTCTTGAGCATAAATTGTTTGCATCTTCTCCAGTAAGAGAGTATTCAAATCCATTTCATTTGACTTCTTTACTGTTCCTTCATAGAGTTCTGTTAACCATTCCTGCATCACTTCGTGTACTGCTGTACCAAAGACTGTATGAATGGAAGGCTTGTACTCCTGTAATCCTTTAACATATTTTAATGCCCATTGATGTGGACAAGTATTATATGCCAGGGTTTGACTATACGATATGGATTTGCTGATATTGTAATCTATAACTGGATTACAGAAGTCTCTTATCAGGCTTACCTGCTTAAGAGTTTTCTTTGCCATCTTTTAAGTTTTTGATTTCTCTTTTTAAATACCATAAAGCTTTTTCAAGCTCCTGGACTGTATCATCTTTTTTTCCAGCTCTTGAAATATACTTAATAGTATTTCCTAAACAGAAACCTAACTTCCAGGCTTCAATAACTTTTATGGCTTCGTAGGGATTATCTTTTCCTCCGTAATGGTTTGGGTGGTTTACTAATTCTTTCTTTTGACTTGGTTCGTCAATAGTAAAGATGGCTTCTCTATCATTCATAATAACATTTTTATATAACTATAATATAAGAAAAAAGGCCTGCATAAGCAAGCCTTTCTCTATTTTCTTTTGAAGTAATCTCTCTTCCTCATCCACTCTTGTACTCCGTTACCTAAATCAACTAAGTACTTATTTGGCTGTTTACGTAGTATCCTTCCTGGGGAGTATTTTTTACCTTCCTGCGGTATTTCTTCTTCAACCCTCTCCTCTTCTTTATCTTGTGGTTCTTCTTTTATTTTTTCTAATACCACCTTTATTTCCTCTTCTGGAATTTCTTCAACAAAGTGTTCTTCCTGTTTCTTCTCTACAGCAGTTATTCTACTAAAGGCAAAATTGGCAGCTATAACAAGTGCAATAGCTAGAGGATCAAATACAAATACAATAATAAGAAGTAACCAGTTTATAATTCTATCCATAGAAGTACCTGTCAATGTACTTATATATTTTAATGGACCTAATTCTCCTGCTTTATCATTTCCTGTCCTCGTTTCTACAATCTGAGAGTCTAGTTCAAATATTTTATTGTTTAGTTCGTCCAGTTTAGTACTAACTTCACTCTGCCTTGTTGTAGAGTTATCTAATTGTCTTTCAAAAGATTTCCTGCTTGCTGCATCAGAGGATTGTATCAAGTTACCTCTTTTATCTACACGGCTATTTCTACTATTCGATAATCCTGTCTGTAGTTGCTCAATTCCTTTTACTAGATTATCTTTTTCTCTAGCATATAAATCCCTCTGCTGTACAAAGTTCTGCTTTTTTGTTTCTAATAATACAACTTGTGCTTCTGCATTTCCAGCTTGAGAGGCTGTTGTTTGGTATGCAGCAGATAGGTATCCGTAAATCCCTATAGATGTAATAAGTATTAATACTGTTGCTGCTACTACTAAATACGTTCGTAGTACTTTGTTTAACTCATTCCAATACTGGTACAGTAGAGACGCTATAACAAGTTTAGCTACCTCTAGGCTTCCTGCCATTACCATTACTTGAGTAGAGGCTCCTGCAAATAATTTACTAAGTCCTGTAACGGAATAGTAAGCTGCTGAAGCACTTACTGATAGTGCTGATAGTGCTATAATGAATGGGAATATTCTTTTCTTAATTTCTTGCATATGTATAACTGTTTGTGATTAAAAAGGCCTGTAAAAACAAGCCTTGGTTTAATTATTTTGCAAAGTATAATGCTGTTGATAGACTCACAAAAGAGAGTACCTTATACCAAAATGTTTTATTCCTCTGTCCTCTTAGTTCTTTCTTCAAGTCATCAGTCATTCCTTTGTACTCTCCAATTTGAACATCTTTCTGTCCAATGATGAACTGATTGTTCTTATCTTTAACAGTTAAGAAGTTGATAATAGTATCTTTCTGTACTTCTCTTTCCTGTAATTTAATTACTTTATCTTGAGTAAGTTTTAATTCTACCTTACATCCATCATAGCGAACTAAGTCTTTTGCTGCTAGTCTTACTACTTTAGTTGGTAGTGTTACCTTGGTTGTATCTGTTTGTGAAAAAGAATTCAAGCTCAGCGTTAGAAAACTTATCAACAGTATTAATTTTTTCATCTGTTTGTTTTTTTACAATTGTTATGGTATTATCTATGTGGTGTATTTCTTTTGTAATAGAAACTACATTCTCTTTTACTGAATCGATCTTAACATCGATTTGTTTATTGACTACTTGTGCTGAATCAATTTTAGTTTGAACTGATTCTATTCTAGCTTCGTATCCTTTAACGTCTGTTCTAATACTGTTTGTAGTGAATATATTATAACCTATTAATACAATTACTAAAACCAATAAAATGTTTTGTTTATTCTGTAACATCTCTATCTCCTTTATGTTTATCTAACTTATCCAATATTTGAGTAAGTAATTCGTTTTTTACAACACCTACCATTGAGGCATTTTTTAAAATAGAAATTAACTGGAACACTAGGAAGGGAGCCATGATAGTCTCACTTAACCAGCCTGTTCCAGTAAATCCTTTTTCTATTGTCAATATGGCTGAAAGCATTACTGTCCAAAATATAAAAGTTTTTAGTACACTTAATGCTTTAAAAGTCTGAAATCCTTCTCTCTTAACTCCAGCCCATACTCCGAAGAACCCATCAGCAAATATTACAAATGCTACTGAAAGGTATTGTTCGATGTTATCTGCTGTTAGATTCATAAAGTATGAACCGATAAATGCGCAAGCTGTTGTCAATGATAATGTAATTAAAAGTGAAGTTTTCATATTATATTTACCTATTTAACGTATTCGTAGTACTTTTTAGTTTTTTCTGAACGATCTGCTAATCCGTGAGTACCACCGTTAATTCTTTTCGTAAGAGCTAATATGGCTGCATCGTTAATTCCTTTGTCGCATATCTCCCACAATTTGTTTTTGTCAAAGAAGAACATTGCTGACTCAAAAGAATAAGTCGTTGCTACTAGATCTGGATTAGTCATAATTTCTGGCTTGTTTAAATACTTAGCAAATGCTGCGTAGTTATCCTTACCTGTTAATTGAAGAGCACCTCTTCCTCTAAATTTAAAACCATCTCCTGAAGCTTCTGCTCCATTACCCATTCTTGATGCGTAAACTCTATTGGCAATCTTTTCAGGATTTCTAGCATAAGATTCTTCTAAGTTACCTGGGAAGTATTTTCCAAAGATGCCTTGAAGTCCTTGTGCTGAATAGTTTAAATTTTCTGAGAATGCTTTAAATCCTCCAGTTTCGTGTGCTGTTTGAGCAAAGAAGTGTGCTGCTCTTACCGGAGTCAATTTATAAAACTCCATTGCTTTTTTCATTGTTCCAGGACCAAAAGCTCCATCAGCTCCTACTCCGATCTTTTCTTGTAAACTTTTTAAGCTCATAATCTAATTTTTATTCTTCGTTATTTGTTTTACCTCCGTTTTTCATTGCTGCAAATTTCTCCAATACATCTGGAAGGAATGAACCTAATGTGATGTACATGAATGCATCAAAGATGTACTCGTTTAATTCTAACGCTTTACCCATGTACCCTGTTACAAGGTCTACTGCAATTGCAATAACCATTACCATGAACGACATGAATCCAATTACAACTTTTTCATTGTAATCATTTGACTTTTTAAAGATACTGAAAAATCCCATAAAATAATTATTTAGTTTAGTTAAGATGTAACTAATTGGTAATAACAAATTTTTCATAGTAACTGGTTTGATTTCTAATAAATAGCACAAAAAAAAGAGGCACAAGGCCTCTTTGGTGTTTAAGCAAAGTCTGTCTTACTCTCCTATATTCATGTGCTTTAATTCCTTTGGAAGGAACTCAGTATTGACATGGCCGCAGGCCTTGCACGCAAATACCGGAATAGGCATGTAGGTTGTTTGACCTGTACCTGTAAGTATTCCACTTGCCTTTCTAATGTGAAGGGCTTCTTCAAAAAATGTATGGTTACATTTCTCGCATTCTACCGGCAGGGTTTGGTCAATCGATAGATTCATTCTTGGTTGTTGTTCCATTTTAATGTTTTTTAATGTTACATAATTCATCCACCTTTACTACATCTGCTGCAATTTGAAAGACAGTACCCGGGGTAAGATGCGGGGCATCTTGGGAGATTTTTAGCACCTGTCTTAACAAAGCACCTCTTAGTTTTGCTTTCTTAGCTGCTTGTAGTATCTCAACAATAATACCGACACTTCTTTGGTGTTCGGAGTTCGATTGAAAGTCCTTACTCTCAATCATTTCGTTGTACTTGGCGATTGAATCTGACATTATTATTTCTTTTTAGGGTAGTATTTTCTTTTTTTCTTTGGCTTGTCAATAGGAAACTCTGCTTTAGTTTCTTTAACAACTTCTTCTACTACTGCCTCTACTTTTTCTTTCTTAGGAGCTTTCTTTGCTACAATAGGACGTAAGTCTTTATTGTACAATTCTTTGGATAGTTCTACTAATTCTTGAGCTTCTTTGTTGTTGTCGAAGTCCATTTTAAATTCTTTTAAGGTCTTTGTCCCTCTTTGCATATAGTATGCAAGTCCTGCTGTTCCTGCTACTATAACTAACACTAAAATAATTGATGTTAAAATTGTCATATGTCTGTTTGTTGGTTAAATTTGCGCGTGACACCTTCGGTGAGGAGGTTTTTACGCCCCCTCCCCTCTCGGTCCCTTTTTATTTACTCTCTGCTGTTGAAGCTTTTCTATAATCTGTAATTAATTTCTTAACCTCTCCAATAGACTTTCTTGCTCCTGCTTGTGATTTTTTAGTAGTTCCGTTATGGCTTGCTACAAAACTTTGATACAATTCATCGATTTGTTCGAATAATTCTTGCTTGTTCATTTTTGTTTATTTTAAATTAATATTACATGAACTGAGAAGGATCTATACCTGCTCCTTGTCCATCTTTTGGTTTTATATTTGTGATTACACACTCTGTGATTAACATTGTTCCTGCAACTGATGCTGCATTTTCTAAAGCCAATCTTGTTACTTTAGTTGGATCAATAATACCTGCATCCATCATATTAACATACTCTCCAATTCTAGGATTGAAACCTTGCCATTTATCTTGTGCAAGTAAAGTTTGTTCTCTGTCTTCAATCTTCTCTTGAGTCTCTCCTGCATTTAATAATATCTGTTCAAATGGCTTTCTGATTGCTCTCATTACAATATCAAATCCTTTTTCTTGATCTGGATGTTGAGCTACTAGTGGATTTTCTCGTAAGTAGAAAGATGCATTTAGTAAAGCAATTCCTCCTCCAGGTAAAATACCTTCTTCTAAAGCTGCTTTAGTTGCATGAAGAGCATCATCTACTCTATCTTTCTTCTCTTTCATTTCAACTTCTGTATGACCTCCAACATGAATCATAGCTACTCCTCCAATAATTTTTGCTAATCTGTCTTGTAAGATTTCTTTCTCGTAAGGTGAAACTGTATTATCAATTTGAGCTTTTAAGTCTTCAATACGTTGTGCTATTGCTTCCTCTTCTCCTCTTCCGTCAATGATTGTAGTGTCATCTTTCCCAACAGTTACTTTTCTAGCCTTACCAAACCATTTTGGATCAAAATGATCTAACTTCATTCCTTTCTCAGTTGATACAACTTTACCTCCTGTTAGTGTTGCAATATCCTCTAACATAGCTTTCTTTCTATCTCCAAATTCAGGAGCTTTAACTGCTACTACATTTAAGATACCTCTCATTTTATTTACAACAAGTGTTGATAAAGCCTCTCCGTCAATATCATCTGCAATAATAAGTAATGACTTACTTTGTTGTGATACTGATTCTAGTAAAGGAAGTAACTCTTTTATTTGTTGAAGTCTTTTATCTGTGATAAGGATTAAAGGTTCGCTTAGTACTGAGGTCATTGTACTGTTATCTGTTACGAAATAGGGTGATTTGTAACCTCTATTGAATTGCATACCTTCAACTGTTTCAAGATATGTTTCTCCTGTTTTAGATTCTTCGATAGTGATTACTCCATCTCTACCTACTTTATCCATTGCAGTTGCAATTAACTCTCCTACTTCAGAGTCATTATTACCTGAAATAGTAGCTACTTGTTTTAATTGCTCTTCTTCTGTGATTTCTTGTGAGTAGTCTCTTTTAAGGTACTTAACTACTTCTTTAGTTGCAATATCAATTCCTCTTTTAACTTCTACTGCATTTGAGTTATTTAACTCTGCTAGTCCTTGTTTATAAATTTCTCTTGCAAGTAATGTTGCTGTGGTAGTTCCGTCTCCTGCTAATTTTGCTGATTCGATTGCTACTTGTTTTACAGCTTGTGCTCCAGTATTCTCTGTTGGATCTTCTAATTCAATCTCTTTAGCTACTGTTACTCCGTCTTTTGTTGATGTTGGATTACCTCCTGCATGGCTAATAAAAACATTTCTACCGGAAGGACCTAACGTACATACAACTGCATCTGCTAACTGATCTACTCCTGAAAGTAATTTCTCTCTGGCTTCTTTTGAAAAACTAATTTGTTTACTCATAACTATTTTTGTGATTATTTAATTGTTGCTAAAATTTCTTTGTCTGGTGTAATGTAGTATTCCTCTCCTTCGAAATCAATTCGTAGTGAACCAATCTTAGGTACTAATACTATGTCTCCTACTTTAGCATTTACTTTTATAAAGGCTCCAAATTCTGTCTGGCGACCTGGACCTACTGCAATAACTTCGCCCATTTCAGGCTTTTCTTTCCCCATATCAGGAATAATAATACTTCCGTACATTTCCTCTCCCGATGTGCTAGGTTTAATCAGAACTCGATCGTTCTCTGGCTGTAACTTTTTACTCATAAACTTAATTTAATTGATAACTTATTTTAATAATATACGAAACTTTTTTTGCAAATACAACTACTAACTGTATGCTACTATCGAACCTGTTGCTGCTATTGCTGTAAATTTAACATCTAGGGTTGTTCCTGCTGCTACTGTCATTTTTGGAGCTAAGACTGTTCCTACTCCCGAACCGGCAATTCCCCAGTTAATTGAATCTACTACTGTAGTTTGTGTTGCTGTAAATCCTCTAAATAATATTCCTGAGAAGTTAAAGCTTCCTGAGAAAAATGATGCTTTATCATTTGATGGTACCATAATATATACTGTTTAATGTATTGGTTTATTAATATATAATAAATAGACTAAAAAAATAATTAATGACCTTCTGCAAAGTTATTTGCTATTTGAGGAGGTGCTTTTAGAGTTACTCCTGGTAGTTGTGTTGTTAGTTCCATTAACTCTTGAACGTAAGGCATAAACATTTCTGCTTGATCTTCTCTTATGTTTATGATCAACTGGTCATGAATCTGAGCCTGTACTCTAGCATCTATTCCTAACTCTTTTGCTTTTCTGTTAATTTGAATTGCTGCTCTATTTACAACCGCTGCCGCTAGAGATTGTAACTGATAGTTTAAGCAGTTATTTAATCCATTTCGATAATCTCTATACATCTGCATTACAGGATCTTTTCCGTACTTCTCTTCAAGACTCTTTCTGAATCTCCAATCCAATACTTGATCTCCAAACTTTTCAAAGATAAGTTTTACTTTCGGTAAGTGACGAATACGTCCTACTTTATTTTGGATATACCCTAATTGTTTTACTTGCTCTCTAGAGTTAACTCTCCACTCTTTTAATTGAGGAAAACCATCTAGGTAACCTGCTACAAGAGTATCAGCTTCTTTCTGAGATATATTTAAAGTCTTTGCTAAAGCATATGCTTCCATTCCGTATGCAATTCCTAGAGAATAAGCCTTAGCTTGATTTCTTTTTACTGGATCTAATTTCTTTAAGAAGATAGGAGATTTAGTATCAGGTGAAACACCATCTGGATACTTTACTTTATCTTGATCAAGCTTCTCAGTTCTTATGGCAACAGTAGAATAGAAATCCCATCCGTTATTAAAAATCTCTTGAAGATTAATATCACCTGCTACAGAAGCAAAGCAGTGAGGTTCTAAAGAAGTATAGTCATTATCGATTAACTTTCTTCCTTCTCCTGCAATTAAGAACTCTCTTACTACGTTTGTATATTTTACAAGTAGTGGAGTATCTTCTCCTTCTTCTTTAGGCTTTGGTAATTGCTGTGCATCTGAACCATATCGTCCTGATACTGTACCATTTTGTTTATAGTAGAAGTAATACCTTCCATCCTCTTGACCATCTAAGAATCTATCGATATAGGTTGATTTAATCTTCAGTAACTTATTATACGTTCTAAAATTATTTGCCCATTCATAAGTCTTAGACAACTCCTCTAACATATCCATATCGAATTGATCTTGACCTTTTTTAGTCTGAGTAAGAGGTTTAATTCCCATATACTTGAATGCAATCTCACCTAAGTGTTTCTTAGACTGAATATTCAAATACTCTCCTTCATTCTCTTCCTTCCACATCGACATAGAGATTCTAACAACTTCCATTTCATCTAGCAGATCTAACTCTCCTGTTAGTAGAAATTGTTTTATATTACTCTCTTCTAACTCTTCAATAGCTTTTTTAGTTAAAGAATACTTTCCAGTCTTCTCACTTCTCTCTAATGGTAGAGAATGAAGCATAATTAAATTCTGTGCCCAGTTACCTTTATGTGAAGGAGGGTACGTACAGAGTGCTGTATCAACTACCCATTCTTTTGCCTCTGGAATAGCCAGTATACTGTTGATTACAATTCTCTTATTTAATTCTAGATCGTTTGTAATATCTTCTTTAGTCTTTTCTAGTAACGGAAGATTTAAAGCTACTCCTAACTCTTCCATTGGAACAGTTACTTCTTTATAAAGAGGCATTACTTCTTCCTCAAAGAAGAATTTCTCTAGCCCTTCTTCCTTTAATACTTTTAAGAAGTGATTACAAACCCTTAGGGTTAAATCCGTATCGGCAGCAGCATACTTAGAAAGGATTGCCATATCTGCTTTAAAGATCTCGTAAAGATCTTTTGTAGTTGATCCTCCATTTGCTTTAATAGATTCTTTTAACTCTACTTGCTCTTTGTTGGCTGCTTCTTCTACATTTAGTCCGATCTCTTTCTGAATAGAGATAGCTAATGCTTTCAATCCAAATACGCCCATACCAGCTCCCTCTTCCTGTACTGTATGAACAAGGAGAGCTGTATCTACCCAAAGATCTTCTAATAAAGATACTCCGTAATAGTTCTTAGTTATTCGGCAGTCAAAAGAAGCATTATGCATTACTAGTCTCTTACCCTTAAGCAGCGGAAGTAACTTTTTAGTAATACCATGTGCTCCTTTGCCGCCGATATTACATTCCTCTAATTGATTTGTTTCTGTATTCCATTTCTGAGTTGGAAGGTAAAATCCTATTCCTTCTTCTCCTGATACAGACCATCCTACGATTCCATCTCTTCTTACATTTAATCCTGTTGTCTCAGTATCATAAGCAAGAACCTCTGACTGATTAATATGTTCGATAAGAAGATTGATAGTCTCAATACTGTCGACGTGGTAGTACTTTTTTTCTATTTGCATAACTGATTTTGTATATCTTAATATAAGAAAAGAGCTGCAATTAAGCAACTCTTTTGTATTAATATTCTCCGTAAAGATCAAACTTTTCTGGCTCTGGAGGTGTCCAACTAACCGTCTGTGTCTTGATAGCGTAAAGCTCTCCTTTTAAAGGTTCTAATCTATAAGCTCCTTTAAACTCTGTTGCTCTCATATAAGCCGATAGAGTTGGTACTAGTCCTTCAATTGTATGTAAAGGTGCTGTAGGCCATTGCCCTTTCCAGTTATCTCCTGGCGGTACTCTTATTGCAATTAACTCAAGTACTTCTTCTTGTCTTGAATTTGCTTCCACTATTGACGTAATGTTTTAGCCATTCTACAGGTAATGTCTGTAAAGAATCCTGGTATTAATTTCTTATGTGAAGCTCTAATTGGATTAATATCTAATCCTCCTCTACGAGTGTAAAGACAAGCTACCATTAATTCTTCTGGATTGTAAGCTTCTTTTAAGTGCATGTAAATCATTTCACAAATCTCTTCGTGGAAGTGACTTACTTGTCTATGACTTACTATATATTTCGCTAATGACTCTAAATCAGGAACAACTCCTGCTGTTGGTTTAATATGAATAAATACATCACCCCAGTCTGGTTGGTTTGTTACTCTACAATTTGATCTTAAAAGATTAGATTGTATTTTTATTTCTCCAATTTCAAAGTCTTCAGATACTTCTTCTGCTTGTAATTGTGTAGCGTCTGAATGGTAAGAAGTAAATTCGATTTTATTTAAGTCAACTAAAGCATCCAATGGTGCATATCCTTTAAAGGCATAGCTTGGAGAATGCTCTGATGTAAACATCTCTACCTGTACTTTTGTTTGTAGTAAGTCAGATAAATCTTTCTTTACTCTTTCTTTTAATAACTTAATACACTCATGATCTGTATCTCCCAATTGAGTCATATTGAATGAATTCAAATACAATTTAATTGATTTAGACTCTACGTGAAGTTTTGAATCGGCTGGATACCAAATCTTTAACATCCCTACTACTGGTAATCCTTTTGTAGTAATTGCAGATACTTCATATGCATTCCAAACATCTCCTCCTATGAATGGAAGATTATTATCATCAATTCCATACGCTTCTCTATTCAAGTAACGTGGAATTTCTACTAATAGGCTTGGATCGTAAGTATCGCTATATCCTGCTCCTCCTACTTGTCCTAGATGCTTTCCTGCAATCTTTACAACTTCTGCTTCATTTAATTCTTGTGTCATTTTATTTTATATAGTTTAATATTTGCTCAACTCTTTGATTAGGACTTCCTGTTACTGTTAAATAATCTCCTCCTAAACCTTTTATAGCTTGTAAATGATGCTTAAATTCAGCATCAATTTTAGTTCTCCAGTCTTCATTTACACTTCTTACTCCATCGTCTACTGATGCAAATTCGATAGGAAAGTAAATAAAATGTGTGTATTGATCTAAAACTCTTAACCA